ACCCCCAGCGTCGCCACGTCGACAGGGCCCGCGGCCTCGGGGTTGTCCGCGAGCCGGCGGTGTATGGGGTTCTCGTGTTGGCCCAGGGTCAGGAGGCGGTGGGGCAGCTGGCGGCTGGCGGTGGAGGATGGGGCGGTTGAACGCCGCCAGGCTATCCTGGGTCACCTCGACGTCGTACTTCCAGCGCGTGCCCTCGTGCTCCAGCTTGGTGCCGTGAGAGTTGAAGCTGGACATGTCAGCCCAGTCCCCTATCTGCACCACGAAGTCAGGCTGCTCCTCGGCCACAAACTGACCGAGCGCGGTGAAGCGCTTGATGTCGTAGTCGGGGTGAGCGTGGGTGTCGCCGATGCAAACGATTTTCATTTCTTGTCCTTGGTCGGGAAGGGGATGATGTCTCGCTGGTCTGGCTCACGCCAGAAGTACTTCTCAATCAGGTGGGCGGCGGTCGTCAGCTTCATGGTCACGAACGCTTTCTCCCTATCAGTGCGGTGGATGGCGATGCAGGGCCGGTCGTCGTCCCACTCCTCGGCGTCGGCCTCGGCCTGGAGCAGGGCTCGCTTCACGTCGCCGAGCTTCACGTCAGCCAGACGCTTGCACTCGATGCGGAAGGGCGTGCCCTCCACGTCGGCCTCGCGGCCTCCGGTGTACTGTTTCCCTCGACGGGCGTCGGGGTAGGACAGACGCAGGACTCGTGCGACGAAACGCTCGAAGTCATGGCCCTTGGTTCGTGATGACTTGCCGCCCATTAGAACTCCTTGTGGGGGTCGAAGAGGTTGCAGTGCCTCAGCGTTCCCGATTCATCGCGGAGCATATCGAAACAGATGTGCTCGCCGCCGTAGGTTGACTTGGCCAGGCGGAACCGTATGTGCCCCTGGTCGCTTTCGGCCAGCTTATGGGCCAGCACGATGATGCGTGCTTTGTTCTCAATGTCCCCGGACTCTTTCAGGTGGTATATCTGGGGCACCTTCTCGCCGTCACCGAGGCGACGGAACTGGGAGAGCATCATCACGGCGCAGCCGGCGGCGGCTGCCTTCTCGTGCACCCGTGACATGACCTCGTTGATTTCCATGCGGCGGTCGCTACGACCGTGGGCGTGCACCTCCTGGAGGTAGTCAATCCACACGAGCTTGCACCCGGCGTCAGCCATCTGTTGGATGGCGTCCTCGACCAGCTCGATGCGGCCACCCTGGGGGTAGGTGAAGTAGAGGTGGTTGAGCTTGTTGCTCTTCGCCGCCTTGCAGAGGTTCGATAGCTCAGCCGGCGTCAGGTCTTTGCGCCTGATGCGCAGGGAGTTGATGCCCGTGAGAGCTGATAGGAGTCGGGTGCCGACAACGTCGGGCCCGTCCTCAACCGATATGCAACCCACCTTGACCGTCGAGCCCAGCATCGCAGTGAGCATGGTGCTGGACTTGCCAACTCCCGTAGCAGCAGCGAGGACGCCCATCGCGCCCGGGCCGAGGCCACCCAGCTCAGTATCAAGAGGAGGTAGCCCAAGAGGTACCAACTCAGGCATGCCGTCTCGGTCCAGGTGGAACGTGTGCACGGCTTCATGGATTGTCTCCTTGGTGGTAAAGATATTCAACCGACGACCTCTTCAATCATGGAGATGGCCGACGCAAGTTTGCGACGAATGTCTCGTGTCTCTGGGCAGGGGTAACGTCGGACCAGGAGGTGCTCCTCCCCGAGGGCATCGTCAAGTTTGTAGACTGCCGCCTGGGCGTACAGACGGGCGGTTCTAAGGTCGCGTATAAACGAGTCTGAAGCCTTGTCCAGGTGTGGTTCGCGAGCCTTGCAGCCGCCCCCAGCGAGACACACGCAAGCGTCCCCGGTAACAGAACAAACAGGGACGCCACCCCTAACAGATTCTTTGAAGTCTTTTTCATTCATGCCTCCGCACCGCTTTCGCTTGTCAGTGGTTCGTAGAGCTGCTCACCCTCCCAACGCTCCGCCGTGGGCGTGCTCCGGGTCCAGGCGTTGGCGTGTGCTGCACCATCGCAGTACAGTTTGTAGACTCCGATGGGGACTCGCGTCCCGTCCTTCAGGTAGCCCACGAAGGCCCAGTCGGTCTGCACGCAAACTTCGTCGCGAGGATTGAGGATGCTCATAACTAACGAGTACCCCCGAGGGGACAGTTCTTTAGGGGCGACGGTCAGTCATCACGGTGATTGTTTCAGCAAAGCGGTCCATCGCACAAATGCAGTACTTCACTCCGCCGCACGTCATCTGGTCCCCGATGTAGCAGGCGCTTGTAGCGCCAGCGGGAAGGGTGTAGGTCCACTCAGTGTCCGCCGCGTTGGTCGAGGTGGGTAGGTTGTTCTCCACGAAGTCTCGCCAGTCGAACGTGACCTGGGGCTTCGCATGCGTAAAGAGTTTCAGCTCTTCCAGATTGGGGAGGGACAGGTACTCGTTCGTCAGCGAAATGCCAGGGCTCGTAGTCGCGTACTCGTCCAGAAGGTCGTGATATTCTTGACTATTCTCCTCTGTCCCCAAGCGGCAGTTGGCGTTCACGCCGTGGGCCTGAATCAGCCCGACCCATGCAACGCAGCCACACTCAGGACATACGTCAGGCCACCGCTGCTTTATCTCCCATTCGCACTCTGGTGTGAAAAGTATTGGTCCTCCGAAATCTGTCATGCTGCCTCCTGAATATTCTTTGAATAGGGTGTATGGTATAGCTCATAGAACGAGTACCTGCGATATGAACATTCTTTAGTTACAAAGTTTCATCTAAAGAACTTTACGTTCCAGGGTACTCGTTAGTTATGAGCATTGAAAGAGTAGCAGACGCGGCCGACCGCGAGGCATGGCTGGAGGCGCGCAAGCAATACCTCACGGCCTCAAGCATCTACGGTTGGCGTGGCAAGGACTACGCGCTCAAGAAGAACGCTTGGTACTTCGAGGACAACAACCGCGCGGCGATATGCGCCGAGAAGTTCGGCGGCCTTGAGAAGGAGTTCCCCGAGCGTGCGAAGGTCGCGATGGCCCACGGTTCTTTCGATGAGGTGAACATCATTCGCAAGTTCGAGGACGGCATCGGCTACAAGTGCGAGGCGTCGAACGACATGTTCGTGAACGACCGCTGGCCGCACCTGGCCGCCACGGTGGACGGCTACCTGCACACCAGCACCAGCGTGCACGCGGTGAACGACGTGGGCGAGACGAACTACTGTCAAGACCCCGACGTGTTTCCGAACCTCCACCTCAGCATCATGGGCCGCGACACCGGCCTCCTGGAAATCAAGAAGAGCATCAGCGTGGCGTGGTCACGGGGCGAAGTCCCGGAGTACTACCTGGCGCAGGTCCAGACGCAGCTCCACATCGCCGACCTGGAGTGGGCAGTCATCTGTGCGGAGTGCGTCTATACGTGCCCCAAGGAGAAGTGGCGGAAGTTCTGGGACTTGCGTCCCACCCTCATCGAGCGCGACCCCAACTGGCGCGGCGTCCTCGGCAAGTGCAACGTAGAGTTCGAGATGGCCAAAGAAGCCTTGGCCTAAAGAAAGCAACCCTGAAAGGTACTCGTTAGTTATGAGCGATACAGCAACAGCCCTCCAACAAGATGTAGACGCGGAGTTCGTTTCCGAACGCTCCGGTCTGAGCTACGTCACTGGGCGGTACACCAAGCAGCGCCTCAACGAGCTGTTCGGCCCCCTGGGCTGGAGCTTCGAGGTACTAGACGTGCGGCTCGACCGCGAGAACATGAGTGCCTTCGTGCATGGCCGACTCACCGTCACCATACATCCGCCGGAGGGTGACCCCGTGACCGTGACGAAGGACGGCCTCGCGCTGGGCTTCGCATCAGGCCGCTCGAACAACGAGGCCTTTGACTTCGCCATCGCCGAGGCAGCGACCGACTCGCTGAAGCGCGCGGCAGTCAGCCTGGGCCAGAACCTCGGCCTTTGCCTCTACCCCCTCACGGCGGGCGGAGCACAGAAGAAGAAGGCCGCACCCAAGAAGAAGGCGCCAGCCAAGAAGGCGGCACCCAAAGCAGCAGCACCCACCCCAACCCCTGAAGAAGATGAGGACTGGTAATCGAAATGAGTTCTAAGAATAAGCGTACCGCAACCATCACCCGCACCATCGTGCAAGCTGACGGCTCCAAGACCTACGAGAACTTTGGCGCAGTCATCAGCTCACAGTTCCCCGGCGTCTACTCCCTCATCGAAGAGGTGGAGACTGGCGAGACTGGCGAGAACGGCTACCCCGAGCGTAGCCAAATCGTTGCCCGCAAGGCAGCCAACGGAACCAAGGTCGTAGACTCACCTCGTGAGGACGGCGCCCGGGTGTTCTACAACATCACAGTCTGGGAGGACGTGGAAGCCAAGCCGGCTCGCAGCTAACTTAGACTCTGGACGTGGCAAAGAGTACACCGAACGGGTCGCTACAGTTGCCGTAGTAAGTCATTCCGGGGGTGCAACCCCCCCTACGTCCACCGAGGTTGAGCGAACCTGATAACCGCTCCGGTTGCCGCCACACCGGGAGAACAAAGCTGGCGGTACATCTACGAGGAGCACCATGACCGACGACGTGAACAACCCCACCCACTACAACAAGCAGGGCATCGAGGTCATCGACGTGATTGAGGCGTACACGCCCAACTCGCCGCACCTGGCCAACGTGCTCAAGTACGTGTGCCGCCATAGCTACAAGGGGACGCCGGTCAAAGACCTCAAGAAGGCCGCGTGGTACCTGCACCGCGCCATCACCCTCGCCGTCTACGAGCAAGACCTGGCCGACATCGAGGCCGAGAACTGTGAGTGGGTAGGCCCGGGCTACAGCGAGCGCGACGTGGAGGTGTTCTTCGAGGGCTACGAGTGCCGCAAGCAGGAAGAGGATGAGGCGGGCCCCGAGACTGGCACCCCCATTCCCGAGAGCTGGGACTGGAGTTCGAGCGGCGTTGATTTCCGCCCCTTCGGGAACGGCCAAGACTTGCACACCGACCTCACCCCCTTCGAGAAGATGCTCTTCGACAACGCTGCACACGCGTGCGACGTGGCCGACGCTGAGTGTGAGAAGTAGGACCGCTCCTGGCCCGCCGACCGCTACACCCTCAAGCCAGGCGACAAGGGCTACACCGAGGAGCCCACCACCTTCGTGACGACCGGGCCTGACCGCATCGCTGGGGACGACGACGCAGCGCAGGACATCAAGGGCGAGTACTACGACTTCGACCGCTTTGAAATCAAGGGCTACTGTGCCTACTGCGATGCAGAGATTGGCGTCACCCAGCCCTTCGTCCATGGCGGTGGCTTCGAGTCGGGCATCATGTTCTGCTCGATGGACCACCTCGACGCCCTCAAGCGGTGGCAAGGACGATGAAGTTTCACCTAGTCACGACCGAGGGGAAGCACGAGACGTTCCTCAAGCGCCTGGCCAAGCAGGTCGAGCCCGAGGTAGGCTTCGACTGCGAGGCCGTAGGAGCGTGTCGTCGCTACAGCCAGGCGAAGGACCAGCCCTTCCTGAACATGGGCTACACCGCCCTCCAGGGCTTCTCAATAGCCCTCACAGACGGGAATATCTACTACTACCCGCTCCGCCATCGGAAGCAGAACGCCAAGTGGCGCTGGGCCGAGGAGGCCTTCGCAGCCCTGGCTGACGGCCGGTACGTGTGGGCCCACAACGTGAAGTTCGACTCACGCATGATGGAGGCGGATGGCTTCGACATCAGCAAGGTGCAGTGGCTCGACTCCATGCTCGCCGCATGGCTCCGCTACTCGCGCAACTCAGGCATCGGCCTCAAGAAGCTGGCCAAGGAGCTGCTCGACCGGGACAGTCCCGCATGGGAGGGCAGCCTCATCGACAAGACGGCCTCCGACGTGCTGGAGTACGTGTGCCACGACGCGCTCAACACCCTGGAGATAGGCCAGCGCCTCTTCTTGCAGCTCACCCGCAAGCAGAAGGACGCCCTCATCCACCTGGAGACGCCCTTCGCCGTCGAGGTGGGACGCATGGAGGCCCGAGGCATCAAGCTGGACTACGACAAGCTGGAGGCCACCATGGGCGAGCTGGCGCACGCCAACAGCGCCGACCTCTTCAAGCAGTGGAACGACCTGGCGCCTGACGCCAACCCCAACAGCGCCAAGTCCCTCCAGGAGTTCTTCATCGACGGTACGTGGGAGCCTTACGGGGTGGCCAAGACCGGAGCGTGCAAGACTGGGCGCGACGTGATGGAGTACAACGAGAAGCACGCACAGACCGAGAACGGCCGACGCCTCGCTCGACTGTGCCTGGACCTACGAGCAGCACGGAAAGTAGAGGGTACCTACCTTGATGGTTTTTATGAAGAGATGCGGCAGTGGCCTGATAGGCGGCTACACCCTGAGCTGCTCCAGCTTGGGACTCGAACTGGTCGCCTCAGTTCGGCGAACCCCAATATCCAAAACCAACTCTCCAAAGGGGAGTACGCGCCGCTTCTCAAGCAGTGCTACGTGGCGGACGACGGATGGAGCTTCGTCAGTGCGGACTACGCACAGATTGAGCTACGCCTGTTCGCTGAGCTTGCCGTTGGCACACTACTTGATTCCTTTCGGGACGGAGCTGACCTACACCAGAGGACAGCGGACGCTCTAGGGGAGA